GGATGGGATATCCCAGTCACGGATGGCGAGCGGATTTTCGGGGCCGGCACGGTCGGCACCCGCGCCATTGACCTGGCATGGGTCATGGGCTGGCGCGACATTCATATTCTCGGGATGGACGCCTGTATTTCGGCTGATGGCATGATAGCCGCAGATATCCCGATGTACGAAGACCGGCGCGATGCGCTGCGGACCTTCGCGATCAATGGCCGCTGCTTCGTTGCCATGCCGTCCCACGCAAGGCAGGTAGAAGATTTTGCGCACGTTATCCGGCCGCTAACGGACGCCTCCGTGACCCTTTATGGGGACGGAATGCTGCAATGGTCACAGATACAGGAGAGTTGATGAACGACGAATCCCCCCCGATCTACACTGCGGAAAAGAACACCCTTGTTTTCTGGGAGGAGGCCAAGAAGAACGGGCTGCGCCCTGGCCAGTACAACAGCGTCCTGATGGTGCGCGTTTCGACCCCGGGGGATAACAAGTCCTCATCCGATTACTGGGTTGAGGAGACTTACCCCAAGGATTTCCCGCATCCGATGTTCGGCGCCATGCGCAGGAATGAAGAAATGTTCCGCCGGTTTGGCCCCTATATCGAGAAATACAAGGCTTCGGGCGCCGCCGGTATCGTGGCAGGCACCCCCATCGAGGCTTGGCCGGTAGTAGGGCGGGCGCAGGTGGCCATGCTCAAGCATCACGGCATCCATTCGGTTGAAGCCCTCTCGAACCTCCATGACGGCCAGATTCATGCCATCGGGATGGAAGGGCGTGGCCTGGTCCAGAAGGCCAAGGACTATCTTGCCACGGCTGAAAATACCGCCGCCGGCATGAAGGCCATGGAAGAAAAGCGCCAGCTTGAGGAGCGCCTTGGCTCGCTGGAGGCCAAGTATCTCGACCTGGCCGAAGCCCTGGCAGACCTGCCGGAAGACGCCAAGGCGCAGGTCAAGAAGGCTGTTTCCGAAAAGGCGAAGGGGCGCGCGAAAATTGCAGCCTAGGTATTCCCACGAACGAGCGATGAAGCAGATGCGGGCCAATTGCGCCCGCGATCTGCCGTGGTTTGTCGGCTCGAATGTGGGAAGGGGCAAGCAGTTTGTCATCGTGGCCGGGGGACCATCCCTGCGGTCACGGCTTGACGCCGTAAAGATGCGCAAGAAGCGCGGGGCCTGCATCTTTGCCTGCAACGGGGCTGCAAAGCTTCTGATCGACCATGGGATTGACCCTGACATAATCGGCTTTGTCGATATCGGGGTTGCCGTGAAAGGCTTCATTCCCAAGATCGACAAGAGCCCGCTTTACCTTGTCGCGTCCATTGTCGATCCGTGTGTGCTGGACGCACTGGAAGGGCATAAGGTGGTTATCTGGCACGCGGACCATGGGGAAGGCCGTCACGAGGAAGCTAAGCAAATCCTCAGCGCCTATCCCAAGAAACCCGGTTCGCTGATCGGGGGTGGAAACACCATCGCCATGCGGGCCCACAATATCGGCTTCCTGATGGGCTTCCGGGATATTCACTATTACGGGCTGGACAGCTCGATCGCCGATGACGGCGCGGACCATGCCTATACCAAGCATGACGGGGTGGAACCCGATGCCATGGTCATGCAGTACGGGGATCGGAAATACCGCTGCTCGCCCTGGATGGTGAAACAGGCGGGCGAGTTCGAGTTCTATTACAACCAGATGCGCGATGCCGGGGCGCGGATTTACGTCCACGGTGACGGCCTGATACCCAACATCTGGCGTCACCTTCGCCATACCGAAAGGCTTGCGGCATGAGCCTTACCGCACTTCAGCTTGTCCAGACCGCAGCCGGACGCATGTCGATCACGGTTCCGACTGCGCTGTTTTCCTCGACCGACCAGCAAGTCATCCAGCTTCGCAACCTGCTGAACGAAGAGGGGATTGCCCTGACCCGTGACCCGCAGGTGGCATGGACATGCCTGATGCGGGAAAAGACCTTCCTCACCACGGCCACCGAAGCCCAGACCAACGCCATCCCGGCTGATTTCTCATGGTACCTGAACGACACCATGTGGAACCGGACTCAGATGGTGAAGGTTGGCGGCCCGGCATCGCCCGAAGAATGGCAGATGCTCAAGTCTCTGGCGATCCTGTCATTACCGGCCGCCGTCTTCCGCTTCCGCGACGAAGACCTGCTGATGTACCCGACGCAGGCGGCGGACCAAACCTGCGCCTATGAGTATTCGACCACGTATTGGGTGGCCGGCGACAAGACCTATATGACGGCCGACGCGGACACGACCCCGCTGGATGACGAGGTGATGATCCTCGGCATCATGTGGCGTTTCCTCCAGGCCAAGGGGCTGGACTACGCCGAACCGTTCAGGAATTACGAACTCGCCAAGCAGAACAAGATCGGGCGCGACGGCGGCAAGCGAAAGATTTATCTTGGGGGCGGCATCCCGAACCCCTGGAACGCGAATATCCCCACTGGCGGATGGCCTGGATCGGGGAACCCGTAATGCTGCAACCCCTTCGCCAGAACAAGGCACGGCGCGCGGTATACCAAACGCGCCCCATCCCCGCGCCGGTCGGCGGCCTGAACGCGCAAGACGCTCTCAGCGCCATGCCGATTACCGACGCGAACACCCTGACGAACTTCTTTCCCCAAGCCACCTATTGCGAACTGCGCAAGGGGTATGCGGAGCATGTCACGGGGGCCGGTGGCGCGACCGATCCCGTCGAAACCCTGATGACGTATTTTCGGATGAACGGGGTTGAGGAGCTTTTCGCGGTTTCCGACAATGTGATTTATGATGTCACGACGGCGGGTTCGGCTGTTTCCAGCTATTCGACCTCGATCACGTCTAGCCGCTGGCAATGGCAGAATTTCACCAACACGGCCGGCACGTTCCTCCTTGCCGTCAACGGCCAGGACGATCCGCTGATTTATGACGGCTCTGCGTGGAGCGCCAATTCCATCACAGGATCGATCACCTCGTCCACCAAGCTGATTAACGTCTTCCAGTATAACGAGCGGATTTTTTTCTGCGAAAAGAACACGCTGGACCTGTGGTATCTGGCGACACAGGCGATCAGCGGCGCGGCGGCCAAGCTGCCTCTGGGTGGCGTATTCAACAAGGGCGGCTCGATTGTCGCGGGGGGTACTTTTTCGTTCGATACCGGCATCGGCGTCGATGACTATCTGGTGGCAATCACCTCCAACGGGGAAGCCGCCATGTATTCCGGCACGAACCCCGCCAGCGACTTTTCCCTGAAGGGCACGTTCGATATCGGCAGACCCGTTGGGTACCGGCCCACTGTCCGCGTGGGCGGTGATCTCATCGTCATCACCACGAACGGCGCGGTCCCCATGTCCGCCATGATCGGCAATGACCGCGCCAAGGCCGATAAGGTGGCGGTTACTGCCAAGATACAGGAACTGTTCAATGCCGCCGTTGCCCAATATGGGCGGAATTTCGGCTGGGAAGCGGTCAACTATCCCAGTTCGCGCTATCTGCTGATCAATGTCCCAGAGCTTGAGGGTGTGCGCCAGAGTCAGTTTGTGATGAATCTTATCACGGGCGCATGGTGCAGTTTCACCAACATGAACGGCAATACCTGGGCGCTGCTCGATGACGGGATTTACTTCGGTGGCAATAACGGGACGGTCTACCATGCCGATTATGGACGCCAGGACGATGGCGAGCAGATCGAATGGGATGTGAAAACCGCTTTCACCCCATGCGGCAATCCGGGCGGTAACAAGTTCTTCAAGGCCCTGCGGCCCTTCCTGCTGACCTCGGGCACCGCCTCGTTCCTTGGTGGCGTAAATGTCGATTATGACAATGTGGCCCCGGTCGGGGAGATTGTCGCCACGCCGGGTGGCGTTGGGGTTTGGAGCAATCCCGGCAGCACATGGAATAACTGCAATTGGGGTGGCGTCGGCATTCTCAGCCGCCAATGGTTAACGGTTGGCAGGATCGGGACGACTGTTGCAGCCCGTTTCACCGGGGCAGCCAGCAATATCTCGGTCCAGCTAAACGGCTTTGATCTGATGTTCGAATACACCACGGGGACGATCTATTGAGGCTCGTGGCTGACCAGAGCGCAGGTGTGGCGGCATGGGTGGCCCAGCGGATACCCGGCCTGGAGCGCGGCTTTGGCCCGTGCGCGGCTATCGGGCTTGAGGATGAGACGGGCAATGCCGTAGCAGGGTTTGTCTTCCACGACCTTCAGGACTGGCCGAACGGATCGGTCATGCAATTGTCGCTCGCCTCGGCATCCCCGGCATGGCTAAGGCAGCGAAAATCCATCGCAAAGGCAATTTTGTTTCACCCGTTTTATACGCAGGGTGTATAGAAGTTATGGACCGCGATCCCACACGTTAATGAAAGAACGGAAAGGCTCGGCCAGACATTCGGTTTCAAGAACGAGGCGACGTTGAAAGACCAGTTCGGCGCGGGAAGACATGCCAGAATTGGACGCCTATTCAGGACTGATTATGACCGCCTTTACGGAGTAAAACGAAGTGGGCAAGAGTTCGCCGTCTCCTCCAGCTGCGCCTGATCCCGTCGCCCTTGCCAATGCGCAGGGCACGGCGAACAAGGAAACGGCTATCACGACCGCACGGCTCAATGCCGTCGATCAGATCGGCCCTTATGGCTCGGTCAAGTACACCGAACAGACCAACGCGCCGCAGTATGACGATTGGGGCCAGCAAATTCCAGGCTCCGGCGACGGCACCCCGAAATTCACGCAGAACATCCAGCTCTCCCCCGAGCAGCAGGCGCTTTACAACACGCAGACGGGGATTACCCAAAAGGCCTACGACACAGCCGGGCAGGCCATCGGCAACGTCCAGAACACGCTTTCGTCGCCATTCTCTCTCCAAGGCCTTCCTGAGCTTGCCACAGGGGTTCAGAGCGGCGCGCCTCAGGCTGGCTATAGCTCGGTAAGCCCCCTGTT